TCGGCGTCTTGTCGGCTTTCCCCATGTTCAGCACATGCACAGCCACATCCCGGTCCAGCAGTTCCTGGATCGTCTTCGCCCCGTCAGCTGCCGTCCTGGCAAACCGGTCCAGCTTGGTCACCACCAGCGTGTCCCCCGCCTGCAGTTTGTCCAGCAACTTCGAGAACTCCGGGCGCTCCATCTTCGTTCCGGTAAAGCTGTCGTGGTAGATTTCAGTACAACCAGCCTCTTTCAGCTGCTTCTCCTGATCAGCCAGGCTGTTGCCGTACTTCTCCTGTCCCTTGGAGGAGACCCTCGCGTATCCGTAGATCATGATATCACCCCAGCAGTTTATCCAGATCGATGTTATCCGCCGTCAGCTTTGGTTCTTCACTAATAGGAGCGACCACGGTGGGTTCGTTGTCGATCACCCACTCCACTCCGTTCCTGCCGCCGTTGCGGTCCCGGACCAGCACGTCAAACCCGCAGGCGTTCATCATTTCCACGAAGTTCTCAAGACGAAGTGATTTGGCACTGTCGCTCAGACGTTCTGCGATTACCGGCTGAGATTTGATGTTCAGCATCTTGGCCAACTGTTTCTGAGTGATTGCTCTGCGTTCCATTGCTCTGCGTACTGCTGTCTTACCGTTCATGGTACACCTCCTTGGTTGATGATTGGATTGTATCATAGATTTCTGATAATGTCAAGAGATTTATTATAATTATTAGCTTTTTATTTTTCGCGGATATTTGAGCCACTCATTCCGGGCATGGGGCGGGCCTCCCATCCCCCAGGGGATCCCCTGGATTTCCGCCGGAAATTGGAAGGATCCGGAAGCGGGCCGGGCTGGCAGGTGATCAGCGTTATTCTATTGATGCATTTTAGGCCCATTTTCCGGGCCTGCAAGGCCCGCCACCTGCAAGCCTGGACAACTACACCGGCCAGCATGTAAAACGCAATACAGGTCCATTAAAACGCAAAAGCGGCCAGGTGATCAGCTGGCCGCCAATGTGGCAATGAAGAAGGCCCGGAAGATCTTCCGGGCCTTGAAATCACTTTTGCATTTTCACTAGTTCCGCCAATATTACAATGGGGAAAAGAATTAAACCGATAATAAATAACATGGTAGATCCCCCTTTACGCGTTATCCTGGATATAATCCAGGATTGACAGAAGAATAATTCCGGCAGCGATCACATAAAGCATTTTATCATATCCCCCTTTGAATATCAATCGAAATCTCTTTTCCCGTTTTCATATCCACCTTTAAAACCCTGGCTTTTGTTACATTGTATTCTCTCTTCATAAATTGATAACTTGCGGCAGCTGCTTCCGGCGAATTGTAGGTCTGCTCTTGAAACCTTCCATCAATCCATAAATACAGATAATAAAGCATGCTATCCTCCTTTATTAATCCCCTGGCGGAATTGTCTATAATCCCGCCAGTTAACAGACAATAGCATTAATGTTCATTGCAATAAGTGGTCTCACCGGCCAGGCAGCCGCGCCCCAGCTTTTTACACACATCGCAGTTACCCGGGCAGTAAAAACCAGTGGGCTTTACGGGATCCGCCTTGAATACCACCCGAAATTCCGGCATGCCATAAGGATTTATCATTTCCATTCCGCGCCATTCGCTATACATGACATGCAGGTTTGCAGGAATAGCAGCTTTCCCGCCGTGCTGCCGGATCCATTCATTTACAACCTTGTAATTCTTCGTATACGTCCAAAAGACAAACGCGGGAAATTCTTTTGCAAGCTTAACCATTCTATCAAAATAATCGATATCAATGATATCACCCGCAACGTGCCAGCGGAAGAATAAATTCTTCCGGCGGCGGGCCAGCTTTTCACGGATCCTGTTGAAATAATCGTCACGATCTTTGAGAAGAATAACAAGATTGCGGATCCTGGCATCGATCACGGTATCCGGATATTGCAGGCAAGCCTTGATATCATAGCACAGTTTCCGGCATTCGCTGCAATTTGCACATGTAAGAATAGGCGGAAGCGATACATTCATAACACGACCAATTTTTGTGTTGCCCATCGAAATGCACATTTTAATATCTTTTGCCTGCAGCTTCATATAGAATTCTTTTGCAACGCTCATGAGATGGCATACTTTGATCAATGAAGATTTTGTAAACATGGATTGAATCCCCCTTTTTAAATCCCGTTAAGTGGTCTGAAATAAGCAATTTCTTATTTCGGGGATATACTATCATAGATTTCTTATATTGTCAACAATAAATTTCTTATTTTCAAAAGAAATTTTTTATTTCTATTATATGTTCATTATCTCAACAGAAAATAAACAGCTGCCATATAATGAAGAAAAACATGATTTATATTATAACCTTCTTATAATTATCACAAAAAAAGGTGGTCACTAGCTAGGGGGATCCCCTGGGACCGGAAGAAACTTCTTCTTCCATGTTTCGATATACCGGCGGCCAGGATCCCCCGCCAATAAATCCCAGGCCCCAGGATCCCCGCCCCAGCTGCTGCCAGGGGACCGGCGGCCAGCTGCCCCAGCTGCCCCAGGATCCCAGCCCGCACCAGCCCACCACTAGATCCGCCTCACCGCCTGGGCTGGAGGTCCCTCCAGCCTCTTCGGCCCCAATACAAAAACCTCCGGTATTACCGGAGGCTTTGGTGGGTTATTTTTCCTGTCTCTCTGATTCTCTGTGTCTCAGAGTCGGTCACGGAATCGGGAGTCGGTCGCTGTCAGAGTCGGAGTCGGTCAGGCCAAGTCGGTCACGGATCTCCCGTTCCGAAAAGTCGGTCTGGGTATTAGGGGTCAGTACGTATTCGGTCTGGTCTCGGTAGCCATAGTTGTTCTTACCCAGGAAGATGCCTGAAACGGGATTTATCTTGCCAGATTGCATATAATCTTCCCATAAATTGCCCAAAGTAGCATAATATTTTTTTATTAAAGTAGTCACCGATATTGGTAATCGTGATAATACTCCTCTCGTATTACCCATATTATCATTAACAATCTGCCATAAAGTCGCCCTGTTCATCCCATTTAAACACATCGCCATTCCACCAACCGTAGGTCTGTTTCCAAAGCTCTCTTCAATAGCAAAATATTCATCCAGTCTCTTACCCACCTGCTCCGGATCCGTCATATCAATATCCGGCATTCGCGCCAGCATCATGTTCTTTTTGATCAAATCACTCACGGTAATCTTCCCGCCCTCATCGGGTTTCAGACTCATTCCGCCATGATGACCACTCATCCCGGGAGCCTTGGACAGTCTCCTTAATACAGTCTCCTTATCCACATCAGTCTCCTGGTCCAGAGTCTCCTTAATCAATCTGTCTACTTCCAGGGACGCTTGAGTCTTCTCCACCGGATCTCCAGGCTTCTTCCTGGGCCTGCCTCTTCCTCTTTTAATCTCGCTCATCTTTTCCTCCTGTATCACGTTTTTCTGATAATCACATATTTCTGATAATCACATTTTTCTGATATAGTCAGGTGATAAAGGTGATAAATTTGGCTATTTTCTGGAAACTCTCTCTAGTAGAGCCTCCTATAGAGGACTTTATAGAAAAATACCTATTTTTATCACCTTTTTCACCTAACATATCACAAATTCCTTATCAATTTGACGATATGTCCAAATACCGTCCCAAATCTTATAACATCAAAACCTACCCGAAATTTTCGCTTACCGTAACGCCCTGCCAGGTAGGATATCCCTGATAAACGACCCGTCCGTCCTGCCATTCTACATGGCGTTCCATCTCAGAATTGAACTTCTGTGCCGTCATCACCCGGTATCCTTCCGCCTTGGCCCACAGTTTGTAGTTATCATACAATGCCTTGCACTTAATCCTTGCACCCTCCTGGCGCTGGCACCTAGCCTCCAGGAACTGACCGACCACATCGTTGTCCTTCTCGTACTGGCGGACCACCTTCTGCATGTGGGGTGCCATGACCAGGCCACGGGTGCGGTAGCGCTTGAAGCCGCGTATCATCCACATGAAGATGCCCTGCATGGCGTCCTGGGTCATGAATTCCTCTTTCAAGTGCTTGTCCTGCTCCTCCTGGCTGAAGTGTTTAGTGAACTCGATCACCCGGACGCGCTCGGAGGCGAAGAGGCTGTGGTCAGTCACGGCGGGCAGGTCGTTGCAGGAAAGCCACAGAGTGAACTGGGGCATATAGGTGCTGGCTGCCTCGTACAGGGCGCGGGCGGTGATCTCCTCTCCGCCGGTCATCTGCTTGATCTTCTCCTCGTCCAGTTTGCCGTACTCGTTGGATTCGGACATGGTGACGAAGCGTTTACCCTTCAGGCCTGCCAGAGTCGGGCTGGCGGCTTCGGGATCCGCTGTGCCCTTTTCCCGGCAGATGAGACCGACCGGGGCGACCTTGGCGTAGTCGCCCAGCATATGCTCGATGGTGTTCAGCATGGTGGATTTGCCATTCCGGGTTGTCTTGCCCCAGAGGATGAACATGCACTCCTCGTTGCTGATGCCCAGCATACTGTAGCCCAGCGCCCGCTGGAGATAATCCGCTTTGTCCTTGTCGCCCTCGCAGACTTCCATGATAAACTGCTCCCACCTCTCACACTTGACGTCACGGCGGACGGTGTGACGGAAGTTGGTCTGCATCGTGAGGAAGTCGTTCCAGCAGTGTTCGTGGAAGGTGCAGTCGTGCAGGTCGTAGGTGCCGTTCAGGCAGTTGATCAGGTAGGGATCCGCATCGAATTTGCTGGCCGGGATGGGGAGCACGTCCCGGGCGTCCTTCAGGATCCGGTCGCGCATTCGGCGGTCGCCCATTTTGTCCACGAATTTGATGTAGGCCCCGCGCAGGTCATCGTCTTCGATTTCTCCGCAGTAGAGCAGCATCAGCCGGGTGAATTCCTTGATCTTCCCTGAGACCAGCATCTCGCCCTCGTCCTTCCGCCAGGCTCCATCATAATAGGTGTACCAGGCCCTGCGCTCCGGGCAGAAGCGGCACTCCCGGTCGTACAGGACGCCGAAAAGCTCGGCCATACCCATCTCGGACCACTCGTAGGGGGTGGTCTCGCCGTCCCCCTTTTCAGGATGCTCCCGCTTGATCA